AGATACGATTGCACGATACTGCACAATGCACGAGCAGTTCGTGAAATACCTTGACCAGTGCCGACGCGGGCTTGACGTGCTCGTGATCCGTGACGATGCGGGCAAGGTCAAATACATGCAGTCAACGCCAGCGGCCACGATGATGACAAAGCTGGCCGCGTCGATGCTGCGAATTGAGCAGGAGTTTGGCTTGACGCCTTCTGCCAGGAGCGGATTGAGTGGCACGAAGCCGCAAGAGCAAGACGAACTCTCAGCGTTCTTTGCAAAGCACGGTTAGGCCGCCAATTGACAAGGCTGCCTCTGAAAAGGTCTACGACTTTTTCGAGAACGTGCTTCGCCACAGCAAAGGCCAGTACGCCGGCAGGCGATTCACGCTACTTGATTGGCAGCGAGAGGCATTGGGCGAGCTGTTTGGCAGGCTCAATCCAGACGGCACTCGCCAGCACCGCGTCGGGTACATCGAGCTGCCGAAAAAAATGGGAAAGAGCACGACGCTTGCCGGCGTCGCGCTCTATATGCTGCTCGCCGACGGGGAGCCTGGTGCTGAAATCTACGGCGCTGCCTGCGACCGCGAGCAGGCCGGCATCATCTACCGCGAAGCCGCGTCAATGGTGCGAGCATCGCCTGCCTTGTCGAAGCACCTTGAGGTCATCGACAGCCGCAAGACGATTCTGCACCGGGCGAGCAACTCGTTCTACCGCGTCCTGTCCGCTGATGCGTTCCGTGCCGAGGGACTGAATATCCATGCCCTGCTTTTCGACGAGCTTCACGCCCAACGCGACCGCCGTCTCTGGGATGCCCTGCGGTACGGCGGTGCCGCTCGTCGGCAGCCGCTCATTCTGTCGATCACGACCGCAGGCTATGACCGCCGGTCAATCTGCTGGGAGCAGCATCAGTACGCCGAGAAGTGCATTGCAGATCCGAAGTTCGACCCAGCCTTCTACGGCTGCATCTTCGCGGCTCCACAGGAGTGCGGCGTCGATGGGACGTGGAAGGAAGAAAAGACGTGGCGGGCCGCCAATCCGAGCCTCGGCGAGACGATCACGCTTGAGTCGTTCAAAGCCGACGCCCGCGAAGCAGGGCAGTCGCCGACGAAGCTCAACTCGTTCCTCCGCTACCGGCTCAATGTCTGGACGACGCAGGATACGCGGTGGATCTCGCCGTCTGCGTGGGGAGCGTGTGCCAGCCCGCTGCGACCGTTCGGCGATCGGCCCGTCTACGCCGGGCTCGACCTTGCCAGCACGTATGACCTTTCGGCGCTTGTGCTCGTCTGCCCTGACCCAGCGGACAACTCGTGCGACGTGCTGCCGTTCTTTTGGATACCCGAGGCCAACGCCGTCGAACGTGCCCAGCGTGACAAGGTTGACTACCTCGGCTGGATTCGTGACGGGCATATCCGCGTGACCGACGGCAACGTCACCGACTACACGGTGATGCACCGGGACATCACGGAAATCTGCCGGCAATACAACGTCCGTGGCGTGGCTGTAGACATGAAGTTCAACGCCCAGATGCTCGCCAACTTGCTGCAAGGGGACGGGCTCGCCGTGGCAGGATGGCCACAGGGCGGTCCCGGTATGTCCGCTCCCGCGAGGACGCTCGAGAACCTGATCCTGCAAGGTCGCCTGCGGCACGCCGGGCATCCGGTGCTGACCTGGAACGCTGGCAACGCAGCCATCCACGAAGACAGGCGAGGCAACATTTTCCCGAGCAAGCAGGCCAGCACGGAGCGAATTGACGGCATCGTGGCGCTGTGCCAAGGGCTCGGAATGTGGATGAGGTCGGAGCAGAGCAACACCAACGCCGCCCCGGAAATCTTCTTTATATGATCGCTCACGAACACCGGATTCTCTGGCTCCCCGGCGAAGAGCGATCGTGGGATGACGATGGCGGCGGTCGCTCGCCGGCCGGCGTGCGAATCACGCCAGAGAATGCGACCTCGGTCGCGGCGGTGTTTTCGTGCCTGCGGATTTTGGCCGAGACGGTGGCGGGCCTGCCGCTCCACCTGCTTGAGCGGACGCCTGGCGGCGGCAAGCGACTCGCCCGCGAGCTGCCGCTGTACCGAAAGCTGCACTCCCAGCCAAACGCATGGCAGACGAGCTTCGAGTGGCGCGAGCAGATGGTGATGCACGTCGGCCTGTGGGGCGACGCCGAGAGCGAGCTTGTGCCAGGGCAGTCAGGTGCGATCGACCAGATCGTGCCGCTGCACCCGAGCCGGATGAAGACCGAGACGCTTGAGAACGGCCGGCTGCGGTACACGTACCGCGAGGCGAAGGGCAAGCAGACGATTTACACCGACGAGCAGATCCTGCACGTCCGCGGCCCGAGCGACGACGGCGTGCACGGCATCTCGGTGGTGGAGGAGTGCCGCGACGCGATTGCCCTGGCTCGTGCGTGCGAAATCCACGGGGCGAGGTTCTTTGGTGCCGGTGCCCGTCCGGGATTCATCCTCTCGACCGACAACCAGTTGAACGCCGACGCTCGCCGCGAGCTTGCAGAGAACTGGAACCGCAAGCACCGCGGCTCGTACAACGCTCACGAGACGGCCGTCCTCACGGGCGGGCTGAAGCCCTACGAGGTTCCATACGCGAGCAACACCGACTCGCAGTATCTGGAGTTGCGGGAATATCAGCTTCGCGAGATCGCCAGGCTGTTCCGCATCCCTGGCTATCTGCTGGGGATTGAGCCGGGTACGCCGCAGGCCGAGATTCAATTCGTCACGCACACGATCATGCCGTGGCTGCGGCGTCTTGAGTCGGCATTTATGCGCGACCTGATCGTTGACGACGAGCGGTATCTGGTCGAGTTCGACGTGCGGGGTCTCCTGCGTGGCGATGCCGCCAGCCGGTCGGCGTACTATCGTGCGATGTGGGACATCGGCGTCGTGTCGACCAACGACATCAGGGCGAGCGAGAATCTTGACCCGGTCGATGGCGGCGACGAGCGGTATCGGCCGCTGAACATGGGGACGCTTGGGGCACCACCGTCAGTCGGCGACGTGCTCGCCCAGCAGCAGCCCGGCAGCGGCATCGACGGCCAGGCGGTCGAGGGCGGCGTTGCTGCGGCAGAGCAAGGCCAGCCAGCCGAGTCGGTGGCCGCGAGCGAGACCAGTTTGACAACGGCAGAGGTGTCGTCGCTCCTGACGGTCGTGAAGCAAATCACTGACGGGATGCTCTCCATCGACGCGGCCCGTGCCATCATCGCGGCAGCGTTCCCGGTGCTGTCGCCCGCACGGGTCGAGACAATCCTGCAAGGCGTGCAGGCACCGGAGCCGGAACCGCTGCCAGATCCCCAGCCTCAGCCAGTTCTGGCAACGCGAGCGATGACCGTCAGTATCGACTTCGATCGAACATTCGCTGCCGACCCGCAGCTGTGGGGCGAGTTCGCCCGCAAGGCGGTCGCGGACGGCAATCGTGTGGTGATGATTTCTCGAAGGCCAGAGTCAGATCGAGAGGAGGTGATCTCATCTCTCGGCGACTACGCCGAGTCGTTCTCCGACGTGCTGCTCGTGGGTGGTGACACGCTCAAGGCTGACGCCGCCCAGGCGGCTGGGATCAGCGTGGACGTGTGGGTGGATGATTCGCCGCAGTTCATCCGGGGCGAGCAGCGTGCCCAGCCTGGCACCGTGTCGGAAGGTGACTTCGTGTCGTGGGATTCCTCGGGCGGCCGTGCTCGCGGGCGGATTGACCATGTGATGGATTACGGCACGCTCGACATCCCCGGCACCGATTTCAAGATTGACGCTACGAAAGAAGATCCTGCCGCCCTCATCACGCTCTACGAAGAGGTGGCTGGCGGCTGGCAGGCGACCGAGACGCAAGTCGGGCACAAGGTGGCGACGCTCACGAAGATCGAGCCGCTGCCCGAGCCGCCGCCGGTCGAGGAGAACGCCTACGGCAAGCCCAAGCGGAAGGGGCGGAAGCGTGGCAGCTAGGTACGACCACATTGACTTCACGCCGCCCGCGGGCGTGCGGGAGGAGGCGGCGAAGGGGCTGGCATGGCGAAGCGAATACGGCCGCGGCGGCACGGCAGTCGGCGTGGCTCGCGGACGCGACCTGAGCAACGGCACGACGATCAGCCCCGAGACGGCACGCAGGATGAAGGCGTATTTCGACCGGCACGAGATCGACAAGCAAGGAAAGGGCTATCGCCCAGGCGAGGACGGCTTTCCATCAGCCGGCCGCATCGCCTGGGCGCTTTAGCTTTGGGGCGGCGACCCCGGTCAAGATTGGGCGAACAAGTTGGTGAAACAAATGGACGCAGCTGACCAGGAGGGCCGTAGCATGAACATCGAGCGTCGAACACTTGCGATCGACGAGGTGGAGTCTTCCGTTCCACTGCTTGCTATTGAAAGCCGCAGCGAGGATGGCGGCGACAGGGAGTGGATCGTCGGCTATGCGGCGAAGTTCGGGGTGAACTCGCTCGACCTCGGCGACTTCGTTGAACGAATTGACCCTGGCGCTTTCGATATCGTGGCAGAGCGGCGTGGCCGCAAGAAGCCGCTCGAGACTCGCGCCCTGTGGAACCACGACGCGAACTACCCGCTCGCTCGGTACCCCGGCACGCTCAAGCTCAACGTAGACGAGGTCGGGCTGCGGTATGAGTTCCCGGTGCCCGACACTTCCTACGGGCGTGATCTGGCCGCGAACATCAGAGCCGGTATCGTGCGTGGCTCGTCGTTCAGCTTCACGGTTCCGAGCGGTGGAGATGCGTGGACGACTGAGAACGGACGCAGCCTCAGAGTCATCAGCCGTATCGACTCGCTCCTAGATGTTTCGCCAACTACGTTTCCTGCCTACCCAGATACGGATGTGAAGGTAGCCCAGCGATCCTTCAACGCCTTCCGCAGCCAGCGTGACGCCGACTCGTCCCGGCTCCTGGCGGTGCAGGCACGGGCCGCAGACCTCCGCGAGTACCTCCGCAAGCATGGCCGCTAGAACGAACGACCCATGCAGTTGCCGTCGCGGCAGGCTGGAAATCGCCAGTAGCCAGCGGCACGGCGACTATCAGGTGCGGTATCTGCGGTGCCGCTCCTGTGGCTGCACGGATAAGCATGTGCTCCATGCGGTCGAGGTCCGTCGGCTGAAGATCGGCTGATTCGTTTACTGTCGACGCCCTTTCACTGCAAGGGTCGCGGGGTCTCTCCGTAGTTTTGAAGGTGCGGGCGGCAAGCGTCGCCCATCTCGTACACAGGAGTTTCACAAGTGGACAAGCTCAAGAAGCTGCTCGACGAACTCGCCGCGGTGGTTGCCGAGATGGAAGCGACTTCGGAAATGCCCTCCGAAGGTGACGCTCCCGCGATGAGTGCCGAGCAGGAGGCGTCCCTCCGCTCGCTCGAGACCCGTGCCGCTGGCCTCCGAGAGCAGATCGAGCTGCTGCAGCGGATCGAGGCGAAGCAGGTCGAACTGCGTGCCGTTCTGGAGCGTGCCGCTCCCGCCAAGACGGTCGAGAAGACTGAAGCCCCCGAGACCAAGGAGTCCGTCGTGGAAAACCGCAACTACGCTGTCCCCCGTGCGACCGGCAAGCTCAAGGGCTTCGTCGGCCCCAACGCCGAAGAGCGTGCCTACCGTGCCGGAATGCACCTCAAGGGCTTCGTGCTCGGTGACGAGGAGGCTCGTCGGTGGTGCCGCGATCACGGCGTCGAGAGCCGTGCCCAGGCCGGCGGCATCAACTCGCTTGGCGGCGTGCTCGTGAGCGAGGAGCTGTCGAGCGAGATCATCCGGCTCGTCGAGGAGTTCGGCGTGGTGCCGTCGGAGTTCCGCCGCGTCTCGATGAACACGGACAGCATTCTGGTCGCCCGTCGCACCGGCGGCCTGTCGGCTCGGCCGATCGGCGAGAACGCTGCTCCGACGACCAGCGACGTCACGTTCGACAACGTCAACCTCGTGGCGAAGCTGTGGGGCATCGACAACCGCGTGCCCAACAGCCTGCTCGAAGACTCCGTCGTGGACCTGGCCGACGCGATGGCAGTCGAGGTGGCGCAGTCGTTCGCGGAAGCGTTCGACAACGCGGGCCTCATCGGCGACGGCGGCAGCACCTATCACGGAACGACTGGCGTGGCGACCGCCATCAACGATGGCACGCACACCGCGGGCGTGGTGACGGCGACCAGCCGCACGACGTTCGACGCCTTGACGCTGACGGACTTCACCAACCTCGTCGCTCGGCTTCCGCTGTTCGCTCGGCGGTCGGCGAAGTTCTACATCAGCCCGGCCGGGTACGGCTCGTCGATGCTGCGGCTCATGGTTGCCAACGCGGGCAACAATGCCTCGGACATCGCTGGCGGTGCGAACCTCCAGTTCCTCGGTTTCCCGGTCGTTCTCTGCCACCCACTTCAGTCGGCCCTCACCGGCACGACCGGCACGGTGGCCTGCCTGTTCGGCGATATGAGCCAGGCAGCGACCTACGGCGAGCGGCGTGCGGTCACGATCAAGACCGACGGCAGCCGGTTCATCGAGTACGACCAGACGCTGACCTTCGCGACCGCTCGCGTGGCGATCGTCGCTCACGACCTCGGCTCCACCACCAAGGCCGGCCCGGTGGTCGCCCTCAAGTTCGGCTGAACAACACCCCCTTCCTAGGAGACTCTGACAGATGAACCACGTTGCTGCTACGAAGTCCGCTGCGGCCGGCAAGGGTGCGGTCTACACGTCATCGCAGACCGCGACCCTGACGCTCGACACGCTGGGCTACGCCTATGCGTCCATTGACGTGATTGCCGGACCTGCGGCATCGACGTCGAGCGTGTTCCAGACCCTGACCCTCACCGAGTCGGATGCCAGCACCGGCACCTACTCCACCGTGTCGGGATTTTCTGGCGACCTCAAGCCGGCGGCCTATGCCGGCCAGACTGTGACGGACACGATGACCGTCTCGCGGCTGGACGTTGACCTCCGCGGCAAGAAGCGCTATCTCCGGGTGGTGGCGAGCCCCAACACCGACACGGTGATCGTGGTCTCGGCTCGCCTCGGCAAGGGCGAGGCTGGCCCGGTCGACGCCACCGGCAAGGGTGTGAAGGTCTCGGTCGAGTCCTGATCGCTTGACACTATCGTCATTCTGGACGGCTGGCAGGGAGCAATCCCCGCCAGCCGTCTCCTTTTTCACGAGGTACCAGAATGATCGTCAAGATCGGGAACACGGAGGCAGACATCCGCGTCGAGGCGGTGCTGTCGATGCCGCGGTTGAGCTTTACCGCAAACCACTTCGCATGGGCTCAGGCGCTCATGCCTCTGGGGATTCGCCCGACTATGGGGACCGGCGCATTCTGGGGTTGAGCCCTCTGGCTAAATGCCAGGGGGCTCAACCCTAGGACAAATGCGACCAAGTCAATTCTCGCATCTTCGAGCAGTTCATTGATAAATGCGAGTACATTTTGACGTTGGATTACGATACCTTCATGACCCGCGCCGACGTCGAGCACCTCTTCACGATGGCGCTCACGTTCCAGTGCGACGCACTGACCGGCTTGCAGACCAAGCGTGAGGACGGCCGTCCGATGCTCACGCTCAAGGGCACGCTCGACAATCCTCCCGAGAGCGGCAGCACGACGGTGCCTGCCAGCTGGTTCGGCGAGCCCGTGCAGGAGGTGGACTCCGCACATTTCGGGCTCACGGTAATCAGCACGGCCGCACTCAAACGATGCAAGAAACCGTGGTTCTGGTCAAAGCCAGCACCGGACGGCACCTGGAATGACGGCAGATTAGACCCGGACATTTACTGGTGGAAAAACTGGCGTGACAGCGGGAACCGCGTGTTCGTCACG